ACCCGCATTCGGAGCAGACTGCGATGAGCAGTAGTGGTTTTGATGATGCGTGGGATTGGTACACGGGTGGTCCTCGTCAGCGTTTGCAGCCGGGTGGGAGTATAGTTTTGGTACAGACGCGTTGGTCTGAGAAGGACATGACGGGTCAGTTGTTGAAGGCGATGGCGAAGGACCCGTTAGCGGATCAGTGGGAGGTTGTTGAGTTACCGGCTATTTTTGATGATGGGACTCCGTGTTGGCCGGAGTTTTGGAGCATTGAGGATTTGACCGCGGTCCGCGCATCTATTCCTCCGGGCAAGTGGAACGCGCAGTATCAGCAAAATCCTACTGGTGAGGAGAACGCGATTATACCGAGGGAGTGGTGGCGTCGTTGGGAGAAGAAGACGGTTCCTCAGTTGGAGTATGTTATTCAGAGTTACGATACGGCGTTTTCGAAGCGGGAGACGGCTGACTTTAGTGCGATTACGACGTGGGGTGTGTTTTATCCGAATGAGGGTGGGAGTGGTCCGAATTTAATTTTGTTGGATAGTAAGAAGGGTCGTTGGGATTTTCCTGAGTTGAAGGCTTTGGCTTTGGACGAGTATAAGTTTTGGGAGCCGGACACGGTTATTGTTGAGGCGAAGGCGAGTGGTATGCCATTGACGCATGAATTACGTCAGATTGGTATTCCGGTAGTGAATTTTACTCCGAGTCGTGGTAATGACAAGGTGACACGGGTTCACAGTGTCAGTCCATTGTTTGAGGCTGGGATGGTTTGGGTCCCCGACGAGACGTTTGCGGACGAGATGATAGAGGAGGTTGCTGCGTTTCCGAATGGCGAGTATGACGACCTTGTGGATAGTATGACACAGGCACTTATGCGATATCGTCAAGGAAATTTTGTACAGTTGCCTACAGATGACTGGGAAGATGACGAAAACTCTGCTAGAGTGAGAGCGTATTATTAGGAGAAGGCATGGCTAGAGAACCTATAGCGGGACAAGTTGAGCGGTATGTACCGTCTCAGTTGGACGAGGAGGAGCTTCGCTCTGAGTTAGAGATTGAGCTACCTGATAGCCAGAATGTCGTTGAGGCCAACTTTATGGCTCAGAATGTTGGCGACATTGAGATTTCGGAGACTGAGGACGGCGGGGTTGAGATAGACTTTGAGCCGCAGGACCAGCGCGGAGTTTCTGATGATTTTTATGCGAATTTGGCGGAAGAGATGCCGGATCGCGAGTTGCAGCGGATCGCGTCTCAGTTGTTGGAGGAGTATGATGCCAACAAGGCGAGCCGTCAGGAATGGGAAGATGCTTATTCCAATGGCTTGGAGTTGTTGGGTTTCACGTACGATGAGCGGACACAGCCGTTCCGTGGAGCCTCTGGTGTGACTCATCCGTTGTTGGCGGAGGCTGCGACGCAGTTTCAGGCGCAGGCGTTTAATGAATTGTTGCCTGCTTCGGGGCCCGTGCGCACTGTAGTTATGGGCGAGGAGACGCGGGCTAAGTATGATCAGTCGCGTCGCGTACAGACGTTTATGAACTACTATTTGACGAATGTTATGGAGGAATACACTCCGGACATGGATCAGATGTTGTTCTATTTACCGTTGGCGGGTTCGACGTTTAAGAAGACTTATTTCGATGAGGCGAAGCAGCGGGCTGTAAGTAAGTTTGTTCCTGCGGAGAACTTGGTTGTACCGTATGAGACGTCGGATTTGGAGACATGTCCGAATATTACGCAGGTTGTGAGCATGTCGTTGAATGACTTGCGCAAGCAGCAAGTCGGCGGTTTTTACTTAGATATGGATGTTTTGCCCGCGCAGCGTGAGTTAAACGAGGTTGAGGGCGAGTTGGATGGCATTACGGGCATGGAGCCGAGCCAGATCGACTATGACTGTACGCTATTGGAGTGTCACGTAGACTTGGATTTGGAGGGTTACGAGGACGTCGATGACGACGGCGAGCCCACTGGTATTAAAATCCCATACATTGTGACATTGTCCTACGACAATGGGCAAATCTTGTCTATCCGTCGGAACTACTACGAGGAAGACGAGAGTAAAAAGAAGATCGCGTACTTTACGCACTTCAAGTTTTTGCCGGGCTTCGGGTTCTACGGGCTTGGTTTGATACACACGATTGGCGGGCTCTCCCGTACCGCCACGGCGGCACTGCGACAATTGATCGACGCTGGCACGTTGTCCAATCTCCCTGCTGGTTTCAAGGCCCGTGGCCTTCGGATCAGGGACGACGACGATCCGTTGCAGCCGGGTGAGTTCCGGGACGTGGACGCACCGGGTGGGGCTATCCGAGATAGTCTCATGCCATTGCCGTTTAAGGGGCCCGACCAGACGCTGTTTAACCTTTTGGGTTTTGTGGTTCAGGCTGGTCAGCGGTTCGCGACGATTACGGATTTGAAGGTTGGTGACGGCAATCAATCCGCGGCCGTCGGCACAACGATTGCGATGATGGAGCAGGGTACTCGTGTAATGAGTGCTGTTCACAAGCGTTTGCACTATGCGATGCGTCAGGAGTTCAAAATTCTGGCTCGCGTGATGTCTGAGAGCTTGGAGCAGGAATATCCTTACTCTGTAGCGGGTGCTGACGCAACAATCATGCGCGAGGACTTCGACGGACGTGTTGATGTCATTCCGGTGAGCAATCCGAACGTATTTAGTCAGTCGCAGCGTATTGTTTTGGCTCAGACCAAGTTGCAGTTGGCGACGCAGGCCCCTGAGTTGCACAACATGAACGAGGTTTTCCGGGACATGTATGAGGCGATGGGTGTCGAGGACGTTGATCGCATTATGAAAACGCTCCCGACTGAGGACCCGCAGCCCACGGACCCCGCATCAGAGAACATTGCGGCGTTGGATATGTTGCCATTGAAAGCGTTTGAGGGTCAGGAACACCAGTCTCACATCATGTCTCACATGATTTTTGGTTCTACGCCAATGGTTGCTGGTATTCCGAAGATTGCGATGGACTTGCAGAAGCACATCATGGAGCATGTGAAGATTGCAGCGCAAGAGCAGGCTACGGCCGCTATGGCGCAACAAGGGCAGTCTGTTCAGGGCCCAGAAGGCGTTATGCAGATGGAAGCCTTGATTGCTCAGTTCATTGCGCAAGGTATGCAGCAAGTGAAGCAGCTATCTGGCCAGTTGTCTGGTGCAGGGGCCCCCGATCCGTTGGTGCAACTCAAGCAGGCGGAGCTACAACAGAAGGCTCAAGAAGCGGCTGCGGACGATCAGTTGGATCAGGCGAAGTTGCAACTGGATGCGCAAAACCAAGCGATGCGGTCGGATCAGTTCGAGAAACGCTTGGCGGCTCAGGAACGTCAGACGGACAAACGTATCGACTCTGCAATGCAGCGTGAATTGCTGAAGATGCAGGGCAGACCTCAAGGATGATGTGTACTCTGGTCCTGATAGCTTGGGGCCAGAGTTATTTTCTGGGTTTTCATAAACTTTGCTACTATGACTGTGGGTCGAAAAGATTCGGTTACTATGATAGGATGTATCGTGTAAGTCCCGATTACGTTTGTCCAGTGAGGTTGGAGTTGGCATGATTGATCCGTTGACAGCGTTTGCGGCTATTAAGGGCGGCATCTCTGCGGGTAAGCAGTTACACAGTATGTCGAAAGAAATTGCTGGTTTCTTCGACAGTGTCGACAACGCAAAGAAAAGTCACGAAAAGAAAAAGAATAGCATGTTCGCTTCTGCCAATGAGGAAGCGATGGACACCTTTATGAAGAAGCAGGCCGCAATTGACGCGGAAGCTCAGTTGCGTGAGCTAATCATTGCGACGCGCGGCTATTCGGCATACCAAGAGCTTCTCAAACTACGCAAAGAGATACGCATTGAGCGTAAGGAGCGTGAGCGCAAAGAACGCATAGAGAAAGAAGAAATGCAGGAGATGGTTGCACTGGTTTTTGTCGCCCTTCTGCTTTTTATCGTTGCCGTTGCGGGTGTCGCAATTTACTTTGATCTTATAGATTTGAGGTCTTTGGTATGATCTACGTGCTTTTGTTTGTTGCGCTGTCTGGCGATGGGCTGGACTATTACCAGATTGGAAAGACGTTCCCGAACAAGGTTGACTGCGACAAGGAGCGTATAAAAGCATCCGCTCTTTTGCGTGAGGGGACCGGGCTGTACTGCGTTGAAATTAGTAGAAATTAGTCGAAATAGATGGGGTGTTTTGACTGATGACAATAAATTGCTTATTATCACAACCATCAGAGAAATAGCGTTAAAGGTGCTACATGAACGAACTGATACCAGACAAGGAAACGTACCAGACAAATAAACGCCGCATGACGTGGGCGTGTTTGGGCATGATGATCATATCAACCTTTGCTGTGATCTTTGACCCTGAGCGTATGAACGAGGCCAGTGCCGTCCTAATGATGATGTACGGATCACTGTCTGCTGTCGTAGGTGCATATTTTGGTTTTTCCGCTGGAGCTAAGAAATGATACAAGCTCTTATTGGTCCTCTGACAGAACTAGCGGGCGGCTGGCTGAAAGGCAAAGCTGACAAGCAGGCTGCCGAAGCCAAACTAAAACTCACGGAAGCAGAAGCCAAAGCCAAGATCATGCTGTCGAAAGAGACAAGCATTGCTGATTGGGAGCGGATCATGGCCGAAGGGTCAAAATCGTCATGGAAAGACGAGTGGTTCGTTATTGTTCTGTCGATCCCGCTTGTACTGGCGTTTATTCCCGGTGCGGAAGGATGGGTAGATCGTGGTTTTGAGCAGCTTTCTAAGGCCCCAGACTGGTATTTTTACAGTTTAGGCATTGCCATATCAGCGTCTTTCGGTGTGCGTGGAGTGCAAACATTCTTTAAGAGGAAGTGATGGAAAACCTCAAGTTACCTATCACAGTAATTGGTGTCGTCATTTTGCAAATAGGCGGCTTTATCTGGTGGACCGCGCAGCAAGCGGCAACCATCGCAGACCTTGAAGAAACAGTTTCTCAGCTTGGATCGCGCATGGCGATTGAGGATAATGTTAATCTTCGTCGTGACGTTACAGAAAACAGCGATGATATTGATGGGCTTTGGGATGAAGCTGATGATCTTTGGCACGAAATAGATGGCATGATGATGAGCATCGGGGCTATTAACGGCATTAAACAGCGATTAGCTGTGATTGAGAACGAACTGAAGTACATTCATCGTGACCACAATGATGTTTTAGATATGAAGGGAGGTATGCACTAATGGCATACAAACTAGGTAAACGTAGTCTTGAGCGACTAGAAGGTGTGGATGAGCGCATGGTAGCGATTGTGAAACACGCTATTTCGGTGACGAAGCAGGACTTCTCTGTAATTTGTGGGCTAAGAACCATTTCAGAGCAACGCGCTTTGGTTGCCAAGGGCGCAAGCCAGACGATGAAATCGAAGCATCTGGACGGTATTGCGGTCGACCTTATGGCGTATGTGGACGGCGGGCGTTGGGAATTAAACCTGTATGATGAGATCGCTGACGCTATGGCCGAGGGTGCCCGTGCCGTGGACGTTCCAGTGCGGTGGGGTGCAGCTTGGACTGTGCCAAATATAGCACAGTGGAACGGAGATATGGAGTCGGCAATGAATGACTACATCGACACACGTCGCACACAGGGTCGTCGCCCCTTCATCGACGCCCCTCACTTCGAGCTTATGGTATAAACTCGCATAAAGTTAGATTTACTCCTAGTAAATCGTATACGCCCTATGCTACTGTTGGGGCGTATTTACTAAAAGCGAGGAGTTGATGGGAGATATATCTTTAGCTGAAGCGGTATTTCGAGTTATTCGAGAACGTCGCCAAGGCTGTAAGGACTTTATGGTCAACGGTAACGTAAAGTCTATGGAGCATTATCGTGAGCTTATGGGTAACTTAGAAGCCCTTAATCACGTGGAACAGGAACTCAAGAGCCTGCTAAATAAACAGGAGCATTATGATGACTGAAAGCAGTAAGCTTGACCTTTCGGCCGCAAAAGATGCGGTAAAAGAAATGTCAGAAAAACCAAACTTGGCGGAGGCTTATGGAAGTAAGCCAGTCTTGAACCCGGAAGCCATTGGCGCAAGTTTGTTAGATCGGATGCCGACCCCGACTGGTTGGCGAATCTTAATCCTACCATACCAAGGCAAAGCCAAAACAGCGGGCGGTATCTTTATCCCAGACGAGGTTAAGGAGCGCAGCACGATTTCAACTCAGGTTGGCTATGTTCTTAAGATGGGGCCTCTTTGCTACAAAGACCCTGATAAATTCCCGTCTGGTGCATGGTGCCAAGAAAAGCAGTGGGTGATGTTTGCTCGTTATGCTGGCAGCCGTTTCCAGATTGACGGGGGCGAGGTTCGTATTTTGAACGACGATGAAATTCTGGCGACGATTATGGACCCAGAAGATATTCAACATCTGTAAGAGGTAGGAAATGCAAGACAGAGATGAAGACCAGATTGAACTAGACCTAGACGCAGGAGAAGCAGAGGTTTCCGTAGAGGAACCTGTTGTGGATAACGCTGTCGAGGTCGAAGACGATAACTTTAAGCGTTCCGAGGATGCTACGCAGAAGCGTATTAATCGTCTGACAAAGAAAATGCGTGAGGCGGAACGTCAGCGCGAAGAAGCTTTGAACTATGCCCGTGGTGTACAGCAAGAAGCGGAACAGATTAAGCAGCGTATGAACGACATGGATAACAACTATGTCAACGAATACTCCAGCCGCGTTTCTACACAGATGGAGCAAGCGGAAGCGGAATTGTCTCGGGCTATTGAGATCGGGGACAGCGCAGCTACCGTCGCCGCGCAGCGTAAGCTGACAAACCTCGCTATTCAAGCCGACCGTGCTGAACAGGCAAAGGCTCAGCAAGAACAGCAACGTGCGCAGATGGCTGCTCGTCAACAACAGCCGCAGCAACAGGCTCCACAGCAACAACAAGCCCCTCGTCGCCCGGACCCAAAGGCGGAGCAGTGGGCTCTTAGAAACTCATGGTTTGGTGAAGACGAAGCCATGACTTACGCAGCGTTTGGGATACACAAACGTCTTGTCGAAGACGAAGGGTTTGACCCGACGTCCGATGACTACTATACTGAGCTTGATCGTCGCATTGGCGAAAAGTTCAATGTAGGCGAAAAACCGACCAGTAAACG